TGAGATAATAAATAAACTCCATAGGGATAACCATGTCTGGTTTACTTGAGCCATCCGTAAAAATTGAGATTGAGATACAAAGCCAAGAGAAAAAAGGCGAAGCGTGTCCAGTTGCCACAGGTGACGTAGAAGTCAATCTTGAGAATCGTCAGAAAGCCATTGATAAGGCGAACTATGGCCCAATGAATCCCAATGAGCCAAACATGGACTATTGGCGTGACATTTCTAAGGCTTGGAGAATCTCACCTGCACAGGCTAAAAAGTCTCGTTGCGGTAACTGCGCTGCTTTTATCCAAACCCCTAAGATGCTTGCTTGCATTGAATCAGGCTTGGAGATGGGTGATAGCGAGATGGACGCATGGGAAGTCATTGATGCTGGCGACTTAGGATATTGTGAAGTATTTGACTTTAAGTGTGCTTCTAAGAGAACTTGTGAAGCATGGATTAGTGGTGGGCCAATAACCGAGGAGAAAGACAATGGGCACGACAAACCAACAAGCGATGGAAATGATGCAGAAACTTATGCAGAAGAAGACTAAGCCCATGCCTGAGCGTGGTGAGCGTACTGCAAAAAACAAAGCAAAGAAGCCTAAGAAATGAAAACTCCTAAAATGAACAAAGCTGGCAAAGCCAAGATGGGTGCTGTAATGCACGAGTTTGGCAAAGGTGAACTGCACTCGGGTAAGGGTGGTAAAGTCGTTAAGAATCCCAAGCAAGCGGTTGCGATTGCCATAAGTGAAGCTGCTCGTAAGATGGGCAGAATGAAATAATGGCTGACTTGGGCGCATTTTTTGGTAATCCAAACATACAGCGTCAAGGTGCTAGGGCTAGAGCCTTGGCAGGGCAGAGAGATGTAAACACATTACCAGACCCACTTACCTATGCAGTTATGCAGGGTTTGCTAGGCACTAGACCTGATGAGATGGGTTTTAGTGTTCTTAATCCTGATTACGAAAAGATTAAAAAAGTAGCAGAGCCAGCATTTGCTTTGGGTTTGCTAGGTCAAGCAGCACCTGTGTTAGCACCTTTGACTAAGGGTTTACCAGTAGGTGCAAGTATCAAAAATGTAGGCGATGACTTATTGTCTTATCGTGGTAGTCATACTGCACCAGATTCAAGTTTTGGTGCGCCTTTGTATGACTTAACTGGCGGTGGTAAGATGTACCCTGCTGATGTTTATAGTTCTAAAGCCGCACAAATTTATGGTGGTGGTGTGCCTTATGACCAAAAGGCTTTTTCTATTGCTCAACAATACAAAGACAAGCCAAACGCACTTGTAACTATTTATCGTGCTGTTCCAAAAGATATATCTAATTCTGAAAAATTAGCTACTTTGGAAAAGCAAATGGCTGCTTACATGAAGCGTGGCACATTACCTAAAGACGCAGACAATTACTCTAGTGGCAGTAAATGGTATGACGCTGCATATGAAAAGCGTGAACAATTACGCAAAATTCCTGATGAGCCAAGCAATGACATAAATGCTATAAATGCTGGTGATTGGGTTACCTTAACAAAAGAGTATGCAAAAGACCACGGAGAATCTGCTTTAAAAGGTGAATATAAGATTCTTAGCAAAAAAGTTAAAGCTAAAGAAGTATTTACTAACGCTGATTCAATCCATGAGTTTGGTTACCAGCCTCAAGTGGCAAAACCAATTCAAGCAGTAGCACCACAGCAAGAAGCATTAGATACAGCACAAAGAAACGCTGCACTGCCTATTGAAAAAGGTGGTCTAGGACTTCCTAAAGACAATACGCCAGAGATGAGGGCGCAAGCAATGGGATACGATGTAGATGCGTATCATGGTACAAATACAGGTGAAATACTTGCATTTGACCCTGCTCTTATGGGTAAGCAAAGTGGTGGTAATTTGAAGGCTAGTTTCTTTGCTGATAGACCATCTGCTGCTAACTACTACATCAACGAAACACCAGAAAATGTAGTAATAAAGCCTCAATATGCAGAAGAATACAACAAGATTTATAGCAAGTTTACAAACGATGAAGCAAAAGCAATTGAAAAGTTTAATGAGACTTATGACAAAAACATAAGGTCAACTGTTCAAATTCCTTGGGATGAAACTAATCCAGAAGTATTGGCGTTAAAAAACCAAGCACGAAAATCTGCTGATGATTATTTTGGTAAATATTTTGATAAAGACATTGTTCAAGACCCAAAGTATTTTGACAAAAATCCAGAAGGCTTAGTCTATCCAGTTAAGCTAAATACAAAAGGCTTGATGGACTACGATGCTGGGGGTGCTACATGGACACCTTACCAAGACCAAAGAATCAAAAGTCTTCTTGCTCAAGAAGGTAGAACATTAGAAGATGTTGGTGGCGTAAACATCAGTAACTCTTATGATGCAGATATTGGTCAAAAGATTGGTGTGTATGGTATTGCAGACCCAAGCCGTGTTCGTAGCCGATTTGCTGCCTTTGACCCAATGCGTAGAAACGAGCCAGACTTATTAGCTGGTGTGCTACCATTAGGATTGCTGACAGACGAAGACCAACGTAACAAACTTTATGAAATGCTACCAAGTCTATTAGGTCAGTAATTACTAACTTAACCTTGACCAACCCTAGAGGAGTCAAACAATGATTGAAAAACAATCAAACATTTCATATCGTGGTGGCGCACGAGAAGGCGCAGGAAGACCGAAGGGAAGTCTTGACAAGGGCAATGCTGTTCTTAGAGAGATGATACTGGAGGCATTAGAGGGCGCAGGTGGCGTGGCTTACCTTATCGACAAGGCAGAGACGCACCCACAGGCTTTTATGGGCTTAATTGGCAAAGTCTTACCCCTCCAAGTAACTGGAGAAGAAGGTAAAGACATTCAGATAAGCGTCCAATGGGCGAAGTAATCGAAATTCCCTATAAGCCAAGGGAACACCAACTAAAGGTTCACGAGTTACTGGATGGCAAACGCTTTGCTGTCGTAGTGGCACATCGTAGGTTCGGTAAGACTGTTGCTGCGCTTAACCACTTAATCCGTGAGGCGGTGCTAAACGAGAAAGAAACTCCTCGTTACGCTTACATTGCGCCTACTTATGGACAAGCAAAGAGGGTAGCTTGGGACTATCTCGTTAAATACACTACTCCGCTAGGCGGTACTAACAACATCTCAGAGTTACGAGTTGACTTCTGGGGTAGGCGTATTCAACTGTATGGCTCAGACAATCCTGATTCCCTCCGAGGTCAATTCTTTGATGGGGTAATCATTGATGAGGTGGGTGACCAGAATCCTAAGATATGGACAGACATTGTTAGACCTGCTCTGACAGACAGAAAAGGCTGGTGTCTATTCATTGGAACACCCAAAGGACACAACCACTTTAAAGAGTTGCGAGACAGGGCAGAGAAAGAGGATGGATGGGGTCTGCTTGAGTTTAAAGCCTCTGAGACAGGGGTAGTAGATGAGACAGAACTAAAGGCTGCTAAGAATGAGATGGGCGAGGATAAATACCGCCAAGAGTTTGAGTGTAGCTTTGACGCTGCTGTAGAAGGTTCTTACTATGGGCAAATGCTGAACGAGTTAGAAGATAAGAAGCATATGCAAGAGATTCCAAGAGAGGAAATCAGCAGAACTTTTACTGCTTGGGACTTAGGTATGGGTGACTCTACATCTATTTGGGTGGCTCAGTTGGTGGGTACTGAAGTCAGATTACTGGACTACTACGAGAATCACGGAGTAGGACTAGACCACTATGTGAAGTGGATTAAGGATAACGACTACTCAAAAGCAGAGCATATTCTGCCCCATGACGTTAGGGTCAGAGAGTTAGGCACAGGGAAAAGCAGACTAGAAATGCTTGAGGACTCAGGGTTAGAAGTCAAAATAGCCCCAAGGATGGGACTAGATGATGGCATCCAAGCGGTAAGAAGGTTGCTACCTAGATGCTGGTTTAATGTGCCAAAAGTGCAGAATGGCTTGAACTGCCTGAGAAACTACCGCAGAGACTACGATGAGAAGCGTAAGATATTCTTTGAAAGACCACTACACGATTGGTCTAGTCATGGCTCTGATTCTTTTCGTTACTTAGCCCTTGGATTGGATGAAGGACATTCAACATGGTCTAAGCCTATTAACCAAACTCCGAAGTGGATTGTCTAATGTATGTAGAACGTCAGGGCATAAATCTAGCCCCTAAAGTAAAAGAACTTGAAATTCGACTCGAAATGTTGGAAAATGTGTTAAAAGAGTTAAAATCGGATAAGCCCCGAATGGGTCGCCCTCCAAAGGACAAACATGGCACAGAACGAGTTGAAGTCAATACTACAAGCAGAGATTGACGATGCGATTGGCTACATAGAAACAGAAACAGTTGACCAACGCAAGCAAGCGTTACAAGCCTATTTGCGCCAGCCATACGGCAATGAGGTTGAGGGTAAATCACAAATCGTTACAGGTGAGGTAGCAGAAGCCATTGATGGTGCGCTGCCTAGCCTAGTCCGTATTTTTACAGGCTCAGACAATATCGTAGTCTTTGAGCCACAAGGCCCACAAGACGAAGCCTCTGCAAAGCAAGCCACAGACTACTGCAATTGGGTGTTCAACAGGGATAATGAAGGCGTATCCATTCTGCACGATTGGTTCAAAGATGCTTTGATGCAGAAGAACGGCATTGTTAAAGCATATTGGGAAAACAAAGAAGACCTGACAAAAGAGCGTTACTTTGACTTGTCTGATGACGAGTTAGCAATGCTCATGTCTGATGAGACTATGGAAATTGTCGAGCAAGATACGACAGAGTTTCCAATATATGACCCAATGGGTCAGCCAGTTATAGACCCTATGGGTATGCCCGTTATGGGTTCTACGCACAACATCGTAGCTCAAAAGCGTAGGAAATCAGGCAAGGTAACGATTGAGAATGTACCCCCAGAGGAGTTTTTGATTAGCAAAAAAGCTAGAACTATTGAAGATTCTCCTTTTGTAGCCCATCGTCAAATGTTGACTCGTAGCACCTTGGTGGCTATGGGTTTTAACAAAAAGCAAGTTGAAGGCTTGCAGATGGATGATGCTTTAGCGTACACACCAGAGCGTGTGACTCGTTACTCTGCTGGTGAGCAACCTTACCAAGTCCAGACTGATGACCCTTCAATGCAAGAGATTGAAGTTTTTGAATGTTATGTCAAAACTGATATAGATGGCAAAGGCATTGCAAGTCTGGTTCAAGTTTTCTATGCTTCTAACGAGATTCTTGAGGATGAAAAAGGTAAGGAAATGATTGAGGAAGTGGACTATGTTCCTTTCCACTCTATCTGTCCTATTCCAATTCCGCACAAGTTTTTTGGTAATTCACTTGCTGACAGAACAACAGACTTACAACTGATTAAAACAACTATTACTCGTCAGATGTTGGATAACTTATATCTGACAAACAATGCTCGTGTGGTGGCTATTGAAGGACAGGTAAACCTTGACGACTTGCTTACATCTACTGCTGGTGGTGTTATTCGTGCTAAGTCACAAGGTGCTGTGCAACAACTTGTAGTTCAGAACGTAGCATCTCAGGCTTTTCCAATGCTTCAGTATTTGGATACAGTTCAGTCTAAACGTACAGGTGTTAGCGATGCTTCACAGGGATTAGACCCTGCCATCTTGCAGAACGTGACTGCTGCTGCGGTAGCCTCTATGCAACAAGCTGGCGCAGGTAAGATTGAGTTAATGGCTCGTATCTTTGCTGAGACAGGTGTTAAGTCTTTGTTCAAAGGCATACTACATTTGTTATGCAAGTACCAAGACAAGGCTCGTTTGGTGCGTATGCGTGGTGAATTCGTAGAGTTTGACCCTCGTACATGGGCTAACCAATACGATGTAGCCATTAACGTAGGTTTAGGTGCTGGTAACCGACAAGAGCAGATGGCTATGTTGTCTATGGTTCTTGCTAAACAAGAGCAGTTGATTGGTCAATATGGCCCTGCTAACCCTTACGTTTCACCTGCTCAGTATCGTGGCACTTTGGGACGCATGATTGAGATTGCAGGGTTTAAAGATAGTGCTGAGTTCTACAAGCCTATTACGCCAGAGCAAGACCAAGCCCTATCTAATCCTCCTCCACAAGAGCAGCAGATGCCTCCAGAAGTACAGGCATTGATGGCTAGGACACAGGCAGAGATACAGGCTAACCAAGCCAAAGCACAAGCTGATTTGCAGATGCAACAACAGCAGATGCAGATTGATATGCAGATGGCACAACAAAAGGCTGGTCTTGAGATGCAATTGATGCGTGAGAAGGAAATGGCTAAGTTGCAATTAGAGCGTGAGAAACAACAGGCTTACTTTGCGCTGAAACAACAAGAGTTTGAAGCAGAAGCCCAACTGAAAGCAATGAAGATTGGTGCGGGAATTACATCTAATGTAGAAATCAGGGGTTAATATGGCAATCACTAAACAGCAGATTGTCGATTTCCTTACTGCTAACCCAACAATGAGTGATGCAGACATTGCGTCTGCTATGTCTCAGTATGGTGTTACTCCTACGCAAATGGCTGATGCCACAGGTATTTCTGTAGGCCAAGTAATCTCTCGCATTGCATCCACAATTCCCCAAGGTTCTTCAATTACTTTAGGCGACACTCGTATTGCGCCTAATTATGAAATACGTGGCTCTGGTGAAGACCAGCAAATTGGTGCGCTTCAAAATATCTTTGTAGAAAAAACCACTGGTGACCTTAACTATAGAGCACCAGTAGGGTCAACATACCAACAACTAAGTGCTGATGGTACGCTTGAAAGAACAGGCGTAACTCAAAAGGTAGATAGCGGTCTAAAAGACATTGCTGCTTTGGCTGCCGCTTACTTCATGCCTGTCATTGGTGCTGAGATTGGTGGTCTTTTAGGTGTTTCTTCTGCTACTGGTACAGCCATTGCAAATGCAGGTTTGCAGGTAGCACAAGGCGCAGATGTAGGTGATGTACTGAAAGGTGCAATCGTTGGTACGGCTCTAGGTGCTGTGTCTTCTACTGTTGCATCAGAACTAAAAGGTTTATCTAATGACCCGTTGACTCAGAAGTTAATTACCAACATTGGCACTACAGTAGTTAAAGACGTAGTAACGGGTAACACAGATAACCTTGGTCAAAGTCTATTGGGTACAGTTGTTGGTACTGTCGTTGGCACTCAAACTGGAAGCAATGCAACTGGTGCAGCAGCCGCAGCCTTGGCAGTTACTGGTGATGCTAAAGCCGCTGCTTTGGCTTACGTTGGTGCAAGCGGTGCAAGCCAACAACAAGCAAACCAAGTTGTTAACCAACTACAACAGTCTGGCGTAGTTGATACAACAACAGCAAGTTTGCTTGCTAACAGAACTGGCTCAACCATTACAGCAGATGGCAATATTACTCAGTTACCAGCAGGTACTGGTCTGCTAGACACTAACTTTACTGCATCTACGTTTAATGCCAATCAAGATGAGTTTGGTGACTTGGCTGGCGCACAGGCTCGTGCTGCTGCTAATACAACCCCTGCATCATTTGGTGATACCTTTGCGGCTAATCGTACAGCCTTTGGGCCTAATGCCACATTCACATGGACTAACCCCGCAACAGGCGTAACAGGTACATACACGACAGCCACAGCAGCAGCACCTACAGTAGTTGCTAGTGAAAATCAAAGCCCTGCCGAAACAGCTAGATTGGCTGCTCAAAATAGAGCATTGGCAATATCTAACACCAATCAAAGCCCAGCAGAGACTGCTAGATTAGCAGCCCAAGACAGAGCTGCTTTTTTAAACACAACAGCAGCTAATGTAAATAGTGGTGGTGATTATTGGTCTGATACAAGTGGAACTGATGTGCTTGGCAACATCACAGGTACAGGGTTACTTGGCAATGACCTAGTTATAGAGTCACCAGCAGAAACACAAAGATTGTTGGCGCAAAACTCATTGTTAGCTAATGCAAATCAAACTGAGACACCAGCAGAAACTAAGCGATTATTTGAGCAAAACAATGCTCTAGGAACTGCCAAAGCAACTCAAGACGCTAATGCTGCAATTGCTGCTATTCAAAGCGTTCTTGGTGAAGATAACCAATTATCTGCAACAGTCCAACAAGGCTTGGCAAATATTTATCAATCCTCTGGTAGCACTTTGGAATACCTTGGTGGGTCATTATCTGCGTTGGGTTTAACTTCTCCTGTTAACGCTTTAACCAATGTGGGTCAAACTGTTAGTCGAGTAGGTGATGCTCTAGTAACTGATGATGTAAACGAAGCTAACAACAATGTTATCGGTGCTGTATTAAATGCAAAGGGTTTGGATGGAAAAATTTGGGCTGGTGCAAAAGCCTTAATAGAAAACCCTCTTGCTTTAAATATTGTTGCGGTTGAAGGATTGCAAGAGGGATTGCCACTCCTAGCTGCCGCAAAAATGATTAAGTTTGCGGGATTAGCGGCTGCTGCTGGTGTGGATGTTGGTTTAAATGTTGCAGAATCTGGTGGGGCTGCTTACAACGAGACATTGCGTGATGGCTTGGCTGCTAATTTAACAATGGCTCAAGCCGATAGAAATGCTCAAATTGCTGCGGGGGCTGCTGCTGCCGCAACTTTAGTTACTGGTGGAGTTGCAGATACTGCATTAGTGCAAAAGCTAGGGACTGCACTTAATAAAACCATTACTAAATCTGGCTCTACTTTTACAACAGAGGCTGTTGGAGAGGGAACAGAAGTTTTACTGGCTACCGCTGGAACAAACTTAATGTTAGGCCAGCCTACTGATTTAAACAGACTTGTATCTCAAATAGTTATTGAGGGTGCTATTGGAGGTAAAACTTCATCAGCAGTAGATGTATCTACAGTCCAATCCAGTTTGGCGCAAGTAAACCAAAACCTAACAAGTGAACTTAAAAAAGTTGGATTGTCTTCAACAGATGGCTCAAACGTAGTTACATCATTGGTTGATAAGTCTACAGGTGATTATGTTGTGCCAACCAATGTAGTAAGTAATCTTACAAGCGATGGCGCAACATACGCTGCTAACAATCAAGGAATGGATGCGTATTATAAAAGCATCAATGATTTTCTTGCTACCAATCCAACTGCACAAGAAATAGCAAATGCAAAATCTCAATTTGATGTAAGTGATGCCGATATTACCGCAGCGCAAAACTTTGCAGCATCAAATGTAACTGGTGGAAATGTTGTAAACGCAAATGTTACAGGTGGAAATGTTACAGGTATAGATACACTGTTAAACCAATTAACTGGTGGAAAAGCAACTACTGCAAATGGCACAGGTGTGGTTCTAGCTACAGACACCGCAAACAATACTGCTTTAGTGCTAAATGCAGCAGGAAACATTCAAGTAGTTAATACAACTGGCAACACTACGCCAAACTCTACTGTAACTTTAACAACAGATGGAACAACTGGTAGCGTTATTGCTGCGCCTACTACAAACTTAACTATAGGTGGTGTA